GAAGAAGGTTCCATTATCAAAAGAGAGTGGTGGAAAATTTGGGAAAAGCCCTCTCTCCCTAGTTTGCAACATGTGATTCAAAGCTACGATACGGCCTATAGTAAAAAAGAAACGGCGGACTTTTCAGCAATTACAACGTGGGGTGTATTTTTATATAATGAGATTACACCAAATATAATTTTACTTGACGTTAAAAAAGGACGTTGGGATTTTCCAGAACTTAAAAGAATCTCGATTCAAGAGTATACATACTGGGAACCAGAGACAGTTATCATCGAGCAGAAGGCTAGTGGTACACCGCTAACACATGAGCTGCGAAGAGTCGGGATACCTGTTGTGAACTTTACACCGAGCAAAGGAAATGATAAGCATGTTAGAGTTAATTCTGTTTCTCCTCTTT